CCCGCTGAAGATATGGCAGTTCAACGAGAGCCAGGTCAATTCCAACACTAAGTCGATTGAGTTCTTTCAACCTGAGTCGAGAGCTAATGATCTACTCGCGGTTATTGAGAAGGCGTATCAGTTCGCTGACGACTTCAGCCTGATACCCCGCTGGATGGCCTCTGGGTCGGGCAGCGAGCGCACTGCATCAGGCATGTCCATGAAGATGGATGCGGCCAACAAGGGGCTGAAGGGTGTAGTGTCAAACATCGATATGTTCATGTCGCAGATGCTCGAAGCACTGTTCAATTACAACATGCTGTTCAATCCCGACCCATCGATCAAAGGTGATGCGAAAGTTGTCGCGCGCGGCGCAGTATCCCTGATGCAGCTTGAGACTCTACAGCTGCGCAGAAATGAGTTCCTGGTTGCCACAGCCAATCCGTTCGATTCTCAGATCGTGGGTCTGGAAGGCCGGGCAGAGATACTCAGGGAGACTGCGAAGGGTTTGCAGCTTGACATCAACAGGGTTGTTCCGCCGCGCGGGTCACTAGCACAGCAGTCGCCGGCGAGCGCACAGCCGGGAAACCAGCCTCAACAGACATCTCTCGGTAGCGGGCAGGAGTTGTCGAATGGAGCGGCTGTCACGGACAGCTTCAGCAAAAATAGTATGACCCCGCAGTAAGTGACCGCTATTGTTTTTTAACCGAAAGGAGAATATTATGGCTGCAACAAAGAAGTTACCGCCTTGGCTTGATAAAGGCGCAGATGTAAAAACCCTGAAAAAAGGGGCCAAGAAGTCCGAGAAAATGGTGTCTATGAAAATGGGTGCAGAGAAGTTCAAAAAAGTCAGCAAGAAGTAACAAAAGAAAAGCTAACCACAAAGGAGAACTAAAATGGCAAAACGTGAACAGTTGATAGTAAACCAGATCATGAACAAAGATGGCAAGGTCATCGAACCAGCTAATTCAGGCACCTCTGGCTCGCTTACCAAGTTACTATCCGGAACGACTGTGCTGAGCAAAGCGCGCGCGGTGGACAGCATTGTGATGATCCAGTTGGTTGTGGATACCACATTCGCCGCCGGCGATGGCGCAGCGCCCAGTTTTGTAATTGGCCAGACAGGTACGACAAACAAATTTCTGGCATCCAAGAGCACAGGTACCGCTGGTGATCTGGTGACAGTTTCCGGCGTACTGACGGCAGGGGCACAGCTGATCGTGACGCAGGTAGCGGCTACAGGTACTACCAGTGCCGGTGCAGTCACTGTCAATGCGATTGTAGTTTAATGGCACAAGTACCCGACAATATTCTCGAAGCACTGGCGCGCATCGGTTATGCCGAAAAGCCCCTGATGAACTGGCTCACCGAGAGATTGAAGGACATGCAGGATAGAATGATGTTTCAAACGGATGAAGTTCAGTTGCGTATTTTGCAGGGGCGTGCGCAAGAACTGGCGGAAATCCTTGAGTTGGTAAAGAAGTCCCCTGAAATATGTAGAAAAGCGTGAAAGTAACATCGGCTCCAAGCTGAAAAGTTATGAGTAATGGCATCGAAAAGGAGAATCAAAATGGCACAGAACCACAAAAGAGCAGGTGAAGAAGCAGACCGTTTGATCGCAGAGCAGGCGAGGTTAAAAGCTGAGGCAGAAGGACAGGTGGAAACGCCTCCCCAGCAAGAGCAGCAAGACCCGCCATCTGAGACTGCGGATGTTATCCCTGATGCTGTGGTAGAAGATGCTGTTATTCAACACGATGTCAGCGTTCAGAATACGACCGCGCCAATCGTGAGCGACCCGCAGTTGGAGTTGCTGAGAAAGGAAGTGGAAACTGCAAACCAGAGATGGAAGGTACTGCAGGGGATGATCGACAAGAAAGAATCCGAGAACGAGAACATGCGCGCGCTGTTGGCGCAAATGAGTCAAAAGGCTGAAAAGCCCGCAGACGTACCTACTCGGATGGTTACACAGGATGACGAGGAAGTGTTTGGCGCTGAGCACATTGACCTGGCACGCCGCATCGCCGGGGAAGTGTTTGAACAGAAAATCACCGCACTCAACGACAAGATTACACGGCTGGAGAACTCCATCACCGGTGTCGGAGAGATAGTGGCCAAGACCGCAGCTGAGACGTTTGACGAGGCGCTGGAGCGCAGAGTGCCAGATTGGAGAATCACGAATGTCGACCCCGCCTTTATGGCGTGGCTGAGCGAGGAAGAAGGGATGTCTGGACGCACGCGTCTTGATCTCCTGAACGCCGCGTATAGTTCGTCTGATCTGGTGCGCACTGCGAAGTTCTTCACTGCATTCCGAGAACTCAACGCAAAGCCGGGTACACCGGCCCCCAAAGTCGATAATGTGACCAAGTTGATCTCCCCTGGAAAGTCCCGGAGCGCAGCTACTCCAGCACCAGCACCAGCCAATGCAGACATCTGGACGAAAGCAGACATTGCCCGACTCTATGACGACAAACGAAATGGTCGAATCACGCAGGCGCAGTTCGATGACTATGAGCGCGATTTGTTCGCGGCACAACATGAAGGCCGCTTGGCAGCATAACTTTTCAACTTAAACAAGGAGCATTAAAATGGCATATCCTATTGCAGCCGGTAGCGTGGTTAGCCCCGCTTATTCCGGTACGTTTATCCCCCAGATATGGTCGAGCAAGCTGATTAAGTAATCGGTCAGCGTAATATCGGGTCTTGAAAACGGGAATGGTGAATAGCCTAACCCGATCCAAGCGAAAAGTCTTCTTACCTTCGTCATTGCGACGAGCATAGAGGAAAAAGAAATGAATAGTGAAAAGTACCTTGCGGGGTTCGTAGATGCTGATGGGCACTTTGGTGTCAGGTACAGAGTCGGCGCAACCCCGGATTTAATCTTTGTTCTTTCACAGCGTATAGACCGAATTTATGTCGTACAAGACATACAGGAAATGTTCGGCACTGGCGCAGCACTTCGAGTAACTGGAAGCTACGCAACCATATCGTTGCGTTGTGGCCCGGCAGTGCAGGTGATGGAGCGCTTAGCCAAGTATATGGTGATGCGGCGGAGATACGTGGAGTGGTTACTGGTGTCACGAAAATTGTGGCCGGTGATGCGCGATAACGACGGCATAGCCAAAGTGAAGGCTGAAGTTAAATCAGCAAGGAGATGGTGTGCGACAGACGCCGAGCTACCGAACTATCCAACAAGGAAATGGATGGCTGGGTATATTGACGCAGACGGGTCGTTTACAGGAAACACCAATGAAGGAGCTTTCTATCCGAAGTTGAGTTTTGTAACCGAACCATTTGACACTGAGGCGGTGCGACTTTTGCATAAGGCTTTTGGTGGTGCGGTCAACATCATGAAAGACGGAAACGTCTCATACAACTTGGCGCTGGGAGACCCCAGCAAAGTGATAAAAGTGATGGAGTTTTGTGCCGATCACCTAGTCGCAAAAAAAGCTGTAGCATACTTTTTACTGGGCTGTGCAAGGATGGGTAACTTCCGAGACGGAGACACCATCAAGCAGATAGTTAAACAGCTAAATTCGCAGGAGCAGAGACTAAGTGACCCGACATCAGAGGCAGCAAGATTGGTATCAACAGTGAATTTTGGCATTCCGAAGCGTCCGCAAGGGCGTCCTGTGGGGGTCAAAGAGTTGAGACCAAGGGCTCCGAAGATGAAGCGATAGTCCGACGGCGTTTGCCGGTGGCGAAAAATTTTACGATGCAACAGTTTTGGCAGCAATCAGCAACACGAACTATCAAGGTGAAATTTCCGGACAAGGCGACCTGGTCAAGATTCGCACGGTGCCTGATCTGGTCATCAGCGATTACTCGTCTGGCCAAACTTTGGTCAATCAACGCCCTACTAGCTCTGTTATCGAGCTGTTGATCGACAAGGGCAAGAGCTGGTCGGCAATTGTTGACGACGTGATCGCAGTACAGACCGACATCGACATGATGAACCTGTGGTCTACCGACGCGTCTGAGAAGATGAAGATCGCAATCGACCGCGATGTTCTGGGCGTACTCGGTCCCCTGGTCGCTGCCGCAAACCGTGGTGCAACTGCTGGGCGCATTTCTGCGAACATCAACCTCGGCGTGGCCGGTACTCCGGTGGCGTTGACCAAGGTGAACATCATCGACTTCCTGGTTGATGCGAACGAGGTGTTGCAGCAACAGAACATCCCTGAGTCGGGCCGCTTCGCAGTATTGCCGTTCTGGGCCATCTCGCTTCTCAAGAAATCTGATCTGAAGGATGCCTCGATGTCTGGTGACGGCGTGTCGGTGATGCGTAATGGTCGCGCGGGTATGATTGATGGTTTGACGCTGTACTCCAGCAACAACCTGCCGAACGTAACTGACAGTGGTGGTCAGACCGGATGTTCCAACATCTACGTCGGGCACAAGAACGCACTGACCTTTGCATCGCAGTTGGTGAAGACCGAGACTCTGCGTGCAGAGTCCACCTTTGGCGACATCATGCGCGGCTTGCAGATATTCGGGTACAAGATGATTGACCCGACCGCCATGGCTTATGGCTACGTGTACAAGGGCTAAAAACTGACGGGGGGCAGGTTCCCCCCGATGATTGAAATAAGGAGAACTAAAATGGCAACAGCCTTTACTACTTACACCGATGGCGAGGTAGTCGCCAAAGCATCCGGCGGCAATTATGCCGGCGCGCCAGTCCGTACTGTCCTGACCGGGTATTACGACTCAACCCGCCGCAACATGACCGTTGACGGCGACACGATGGAAGTCGTGAATATTCCAGCGGGCACTCTGATTGAGAGCGTCATTCTGGAAGTCATCACGGCAGAAACTTCGGCGACCCCAACCATTGACGTTGGTGACGGCACTGATCCTAATGGATGGGTTGCTGCCGCGTCTTCGGCAACTATTGCCAAACTTCTGGGGGCTGGTGCCTATGTGGTTGCTGGCGGCAAGTTCTACGCCACTGCGGATACGTTGGACATCGCGATGCCTACCGGCGATGATGCCACCACTCTGGTGTGCAAAATCCACGTCATCTGTACGATTGTGTAGTAAACTTCAGGGGGCGGGCAACCGTCCCCAACCAATTCTTTAGGAGGCAGTGATGGCGCAGATGCTCAGACACAAAGTCACAGGCGAACTGTTCGTATACACCGAACTTCTGTCAAGGCTCTCCGAGCTGGAATTCGTTGTCGAGGACCCTGTTGCGGCAGTGATTGCCGAGATACAGGCCAAGATTAAGGCGAGCGAACCAACTGATATGGAAATACCTGTGTTTGCCCCAGGTACTCCGGCAGAGGAAGTTGCAATGAAATCTACTCCAGGCTATATGTCCAACAAAGACAAGGGCCGCAAGGCTAAATAACCCATGACCGGCGCTGAGCTTCTTGCATACACGCGCACAGACGTTCTTCGGGACGCCGCGACACCGTATCTGTGGTCGGACGCGCTGATTTACCGCAGACTCTCGGAAGCGCAGGAGATTCACGCGCGGCGCACATATTCAATCATTGACGAGACGACAACGCTGACAACAGAGATTGGCACTTCTGTATATGCCAACGAGGACACAACTTTATTTATCTTATCTGCCACGCTGTCTACAAGCTCCGCAGACCTTAGCAACTACACCCGCAAGGCGATCCCGTCACATTTGCTGACCAACACAGGAGAACCTCGGATATACACGCTGGACGAGGCTACGAATAAAATTCGTCTGTACCCAGTACCTGACGCGGAGTACACCATCAATCTGCGTATCGCCAGACTTCCACTAACCTCGATAACTTCTTCTACTACGCCGGAGATTCAAGCGCGGTATCATCTTGATCAGGCCGAGTACGTTGCGTGGCGGTGTCTCCAGGACAACGATGTTGACGGACAGGCAAACAAAGCTGCGGAGCGTCACCGGGTCGACTGGGAGCAGCGTGTATCTGACGCCAAGCGCGAGCTGTACCGGATGCAGTTAGGCAATAATCCACGAGCCACGTCCAGTTGGACAGGCAAGAGGAACTGACCGTGGCGGCTGCACAGTCTTATATTGATCCAACCAAGCTGAATACTTTCGGGGGGCTGAATAACGTCGCCGACCCGATGCGCGCTGGATGGGAATTCCAATCAGTGGCGGATAACGTCAACGGCACTGACTCTAACGGCATGGAACTGCGCGAAGGGTATCAGGCGTTCCTATCCACAACGAACGTCACGGGATCGTACTCCACGACAGACTACTCGCGGATGTTCATCGTCGATAATGGAAGTTTGAAGCGAGTTCATGCTGACGGCACGGCGCTGACGCTGTACTCAGGACTATCCGGCACGCCTCACTGGACCGAGATGAACGACGTAGTGTACCTGTCCTGCGGAACGGCGAAGCTGCAGATTGAACTGGACAACGAAGTGCGTGAGTGGGGTGTGCCTATACCGGCAGATCCGGCGGTCACGGCGACGACCGGCAACCTGTTCGGAGGGTTGTACCAGGTGTGTTTAACCTATACGGACAGCCACGGACGCGAAGGCGGCCCCAGTGTTCCGATCGAAATTACTCTCCTTGACGCATCTGGCATCACAGTGTCAAGTATTCCACAAGTAGCCGGCTATATCTCGAACCTGTACGTGACTGATATGGACGGCACGGTGTTCTACCGCGCTGATATGCCGACAGGCGTTACAGCGCACACACTGACATGGCCGGCATCCGGTCGCGAGCTTACCCTCGGGGGAGTCGATCCACCTCCAGTAAACGGTGAATATCTTGCGGTGTTCAGATCGAGCATCTATATGTCCGAGTACATGCCCGCTGCAGACCAGACAATAGTGTGGTTCAGCCTGCCGCTTGGGTACCATCTGTTCAACATGAGCGCGGATTATTTCCTCGTGCCTGGGGAAGTGACACAGCTACATGGATCGGAGACTGCTCTCGTCGTTACCACACAGACACGCGTCTATTTGTACGATGGTGCGAAATTAGCTCAGGCGGCTGAATACGGAACTGTTTCAGGTCAGCACGCTGACCTTGGCGCTGACGGGAGGATTTATTTCTGGACTAAGCGAGGGTTGTGCCGCGCAGCGCCGTTTGAGAACCTCACCGAGGCAAGAATTTCAATTGCGCCGGGGGGGCAGGCTGGTGGTACAATTATGGAGCGCAATGGGTATCGGAAGTATGTGGCGGTAATTCGATCTGGCGGAGACGCCTTCAACAACAGGTAAAGGAGAAAATCATGGCTGTTCGTATATCAACAGGAATGCGTAATAAATTGCTGGATGGGGGGGCTGCTGGAGGCATTAAAGGGTATTTTTCGGGGGTTGCAAACGCGATGATCCAGATTCGTACAGGTCCGCAGCCATTAACAGCCGATACTGCCGCTACAGGTACTCTGCTGGGCACCGTAACGGTCAACGCAGACGGAGTTACGGGATTGACATTCGACGCAGCGGTGGATGGCGTGATTTCAAAAGCTGCTGCCGAAGTGTGGAAGTTTACAGGTGTCGCAGCAGGTACATCAGGCTGGTTCAGGGTATACCCGGAGAATGGCGATCCGGCGATTCTCTCCACTACTGAGGGTCGTATTGACGGTAATATCGCTACCAGTGGCGGGGATATGAACTTGAGCAGCATCAGTGTAGCTGTCAGTTCGCCACATACAATCGATACATTTACGTTTACCATGCCGGCTGCGTAATTGAGGGGTGTGTGTCACTCTTTATACACAAGACGATCCTGGGAGACACGGCGAAGTGTGCTGTTTATCTCCCATTCGCGCTGAGCAAAGTCCGGTATCTGTACCAGATCAAATCTGTTCAGACACAATCTTTCGAGATCGACGGAATCAAGATCAGATGTCACGTTGTCGGAGATCAGGGGTTTGTCAGACTGGACGGCGGATGTTTTGCTGATATAGAGGCTGGGGCGCTCGAACTAGGCTCGACATCATGTACATACATCGAGAGTGTCAAAAGTTGCGCGGTATATAAAGACGGTGTGGCAAGCCTCGGCGAAATTGCCGGAGTGTCGGTGACTCCGCTGCCAGTTGACGATCCTGCACATTCAGAAAACCCGCAGTACACATCGAAAGTTTTCAGGCTCAAAGAACCAGCAACGCCACTTCCTATAATGCCTGTGCCGAAGTTGGAGGATTACTGGACACCGATGGGGAACCCGGATTATTGTGGATGGCGCAAAGCCATGTATCCAGACCAAGCTGAGCTTCGAGACAAAAAATTAAAGCTGGAAGCAAGGCTGAATCCATCGAAATACACCGGAAAAATGCGCATGTTTATGCAGGCCATCGTGGGCTGTAAGAACGTGTTCGACAGAATAAAAACACAGAGATTTCCAGATGGTCAAATCATAGAATATCTCGATAATTATCTTCCGTTGGAAGAGACTAACTATATCGTGCGGGATACCGCAGGGGAATACTGGATGTTCTTCAGTGGAAAAACGTATGTATGGAGAATGCTGTTTCATTCTTGCGCTGATAGAGCAAAGGTAATGTTACGTGCTGGAGGGTTGACCCGCGAGGAAGAATCGAAGTTGGAGGCAGTGTTGTTTTCCTTCGTGTATGTCGATCAACACGACCAAGCATTTATAGATGCTTATTACGAGGGCGATTTTCTCGACCTTAAACTTCCGCCCCCACCGCCAAGCGCAGTTGCGTATACATGGCCAGTGGCCTACGGAAGCGCGTATGAGTACGACTGGCATTTTGCGTACCAGAAGCCGACGGCGCTGCGTGTAGGCCACATCAGTAAACCGACTGAAAATCCGCTTGATCCTAATGAGTGGATCGCGCACGCGCAGATGGAGGAGATCACTTTTTTCTCGACCGCCGATGTAGCGGGTGAGCCGCAGCCGCCGACAGCATCGCTACGGTTGCTTGAGCAATCGGACTGGTCTTACATGGCCGCGTACAACGCTATCTGGCTTAATGTATCAGACTATCACTGGATACCCGTTCCATACGACCACCCGGCGGATGGGGCTTGTGATGCGCCCATATATGCGTTCTACGGAGCCAAGGACGAACACGTTATAGTGCGGTATAAGAAATCAGAAAAGAGCGCGGAAGACGAATTACTCCTGGACGAGGATTATGGTTCGTGTGAATATGGCACACAGTCGTCTGGAAGAAAGATACTTGCCGGGAGCCTCACAGGGGGTTTTTACGTTACTAGAGATGGCGCCACTGTGTGGGATGGGGTTGGAGCGGTAAAAAGAGAGTCCAGTTCATACGCTATCAAACGCTGGATAGAAGGCGAGGAATATCTGATGGACTTTAACGGGTATGTACTTGATTTGTATAAAGAACGCATAGTTATCCATAATTGGGAGTTGTTGACTACGTATACTGGCACTTATGCCGGGTATTATGTTGGGCAGGGATGTGGTGCGCTGGACTCATCATACGGTACGTCCGGAAGTATAGATATTATTTCAAATAGGATCACATTTAGAATACATGAAAAAACAGAGTATGAGACAGAACCGCTTAGACATGGGGCGCACTCTGTTGTTATGTTTCCGACCGACAATCCAGACGCTGTATTTGTAGGCCTCAAACAAGAAGTTGAATATCAGAATACTGTAGATCATGCGACTATGAGGGGCGGGTTAACACATGTTGAGACACAATTTTGGCATCCGTCATATCCTGACGACCCTACGCATATGATAGGCTCAGCCATAGAGACAATACCGTTTTCGAGTGCTTCTATGAATTATGATGGGGTTGATTATGGTGAACCGTGGGTAACCGATACATACGTCGAACGTAAACTTGAGCGTGTGCAAGACATTTCGCTTATCGCTCAACTTGGGGAGCATACATTATCTCACACAGAGACCATGTACCTCAAAAAAGATGGGGATGTTTATTCATGGATAGATGCGACGCGGAATCATCCGTGGCAAGCTTTCGTCGCCCCTCCAAGGGCTATGACAGACAAAGAAGATTATCCCGAATACAGATTTAACGCGCGAGAGAGCATAAATGGTAAACTATGGTATGTGAGCGCACCAGGAACTCAACCAAACAACGTAGCTAAAACGAATTTTGAAGTTAACAATCCTGATGACACGAGCGGTTACTTTACGGGGTGGGCATAATGGCCGGACTATTCAGATTCTACGACAATTTCTTCTACGGCCTCGGGCGCAGCCGGTTCAACTTCGCTACCCCTGACACGCTGAAACTCGCGCTTCTAACCAGCGCGTATGCCCCTAATACTGGCTATGGTTCTCGTGGCGGGATGTTGAATTACGTTCGCGGCGACGTGATCTACGAGACGGCATATACCTGCTTCTTTGTCTGCACAACACCCGGGCAGTCCGCGCTCGGCGCGCCCACATTCAATACCACCCCGGCAGCGACTACCGCTGATGGGACGGTTATCTGGACAAGCTGCGGTCTGGCTCCGCCTTCAGCTCATGCCGTGCTTGCAGACGTAGTGGCCAGCGAATTCTCTGGTGCCGGATACACTGCTGGAGGCGCGACGTGCAGCTACACGCA